GTTGAATTTTTGTGTTGTTTATACAGCCTTCTAGATTTCGTCAACATTTGAATCTGACGTTTTCGGTCCTTACGTGTTAATTTTGTTGGGACATAGCGTATAGGTATTTTCATTAATATTCTGGGTATACTAAATAATGATTGGAACCAGTAGCTATGTTACATCGATGAAAAAAGGCAGAGCAATAGGTGGATGTTTATGCAGTGGTTCTGGAAGTGGAGGGGTAACATCGTTGAACGGCGAAACTGGGGCTATTACTATTATAGGAACTGGTGATACAACTGTAACCAATGTAGGACCTGTATTCACTATTAACAGTACAGGAGGGTCTGGTGGACTATTTCTACCTCTTGCTGGAGGAAATATGGACGCATCGCCTGCTGGTGTAATCGGTGCACATACCATAAGTGGACTAACAACACTTGAAAGCGACAACGCTGGAAATGACCTTTCCATTCTTACACAGGCTGGTGGTTCAGATATTAATATTGATGCTACTGCCTCATCTGGTTTTGTAAATGTAGATGCATATGCTACTACTATTACAACAGGAACTGGTGCTGGTGCCGAGGTTGATATTCGGGGTAAGGTTGTTATTCAACCACCTGCTGGATATAGTTATCCTGATGTTCCCCAACTTGGAGGTCTCTGTATCAAGAACTGGAACAACACAAATGCCGCCCCTGGAAATTCTATGTTTGCGTGTGAAATTGATACTATAGACTCTATTGGTAATGCTGTTGCTATTGGCGGCGGTATTATTACATCTTCAACCGCATCTGCTGCTGGTATTAACTTTTCCAATATATCTGCTCCTAATGGTGATACCATAGGCGTTGAAATAAGCACTATGACATCTGGTATAGTTGGAACGGGTTTTAAAGTTAGTAATGTAAATGCTGAGTTGCAAGCAGAAGGATTCAACTGCAAAAATATTGTAAGCGATACTGGAGATGCTGTTGGATTAGCAACAAGAGACATTATTAGCACAGCTGCTGGTGGGTATGCAATAAATTGCATAAATATTACTGGAGCTGTATCAGGAGTTGGAGCTAGTTTTAATTCAATAAGCGGACCAGCGGCTACAGGTGTTATTGTATCCTCTGTAAATTCCTCTTCAACTACTGCTATGGGTGTTATTGTATCCTCTGTAAATTCCTCTTCAACTACTGCTATGGGTGTTAGTATTAATAGTGTAGATGGACCTATGGATGCGTATGGTGTATCATTGAATAATATTAATTCTACGGGTGCTTCTTTTGGTATTGATATTCAGAATATAACAGGTGATGGACAGGTTATTGGTATTCAGACACAGAATGTAACGACAACATCAGGTAATGCCTTTGGTATGATTGTTGGTAATACGGTTGGTCCTGCTGGGGCTGTTGGTATTCAAATGAATGGCGTTGATGCTGCACAAATCCCTGGTTCTGGCGCTAACGCGACAGGTATAGAAAGTGCTGGTGTATATGGAGATGGAGAGACTGTAGGCATTGATACATTTAAGGTTATTGGAAACAATACATCGGGTGTTTGGGGTATACGGGTGCGCGATATAAAAGGAGAAGATATTGTTGGAGCAGTAGGCGGTAATGATGTTGTCGGTATGGAAATTAATACCGTCAGAGATGAAGTTGGGAATGGACCTTCTACCGGTATTCGCATTGGAAAGATCTATAACAATAATGCTAATAGCCAGTCATATGGTATTTCAATGTCAGATGTTATTAATGGTGATGCAAGAGGAATGTTTATACAAAATGTTGCTGGTGGAGATATAGGACGCGGTGTTGATGTTGATAATGTTACAGCAAAGCAGGAAGCAATCGGATATAAAATAGAGAATATAACATCGGACTTCCAAGATTGTCATGGATTTAAAGCGTTTCGTATGATTTCTGATGCAGGTAATTGTTATGGTGCGAAAATAGATAGAGTTGTTGCGAATACAGAAGTCGCTTATGGTATTAATGTTAATGATGTGAATGGAACAGCTAGAACGTATGGTATATATCTTGGACCCAATATGACTGTCGGTTCTGGTGGAACCATTCTCGGTTTTTTCCAAGAGGGTTCTGCAGGTAATAAGGTTAGAAACAACTTTGATAATGAAATATCTTGTGGTTCACAAGAAGACCCTAATACAGGTCTATCATTAACAATTAAAGGTAATGCTTTCTATTCAGCCCAGTTCCTTAATGGACCAGGAGCAATTGTAGAAAACGGCGGCAATCTTATCATTCTAAATAATGTAAGTAGTTCCTATGCTGTATCTCTACCTTCATCTTATGTACGGGAGGGACATCAATATACCATTTGTATGAAAAATACAGGTTCAGTAACACTAAACGCCGGCGGCGGTATTCTTGTAAATGGTGGAGTATCCTACACAATTAACGGTATTACACTTCCTGATTATAAGATGTATCAAGCTTTTTATACTATTGCATCTGGTGTTGGCGAATGGTATATTGGATAATCTTTAGAAATAATGTTATCAATTCACCCGATACGTTAACCTTTATTGGAAAATAATGTATAGGTATTTTCATTAACCTTGAGTATATAACATAATGTCAAAATGCGACTTCTATAAGATTAAAAGTCTACGAATACAATTCAAAGATCAATGCGACTGTTATTACATTAAGAACGTTGAAGTTCAAGAAGAAATGTTCAAAGGTACTAAACCAGAATACGATATCTCTTTAACGCCAGAAGAAAACATTACCAATTATGCTAGATGGGCTAATCCTCATCTTTGGCATGTTAAAGGTGAAGATACAGTAGTATTTGAAAATGATATATTTTTAGATCAAGATTACATCTATAAATATATTATTCTGAGACGTTTGAAAAAAATAGGATATGATATTGAAGATGTGGAAACAATAACAGAAGTTTACAGTCGTCGATATACTTTATAGCAATGGGTTGCGATTACTATATTTTGAAAGTTTTAAAAATCAGGTACAAGAGCGGGACAGAATCTTGTATAGTACTTGATAGACAGCGCATGTACTATTCTTATGATCCTGTATGCGATTCCGATGATTCAGACTATGAAACAAATTACGAGAGATACACTGATTCAGTTCTTAAGGTTACATTCGTACCTGTTCATATTTTTAGCAATGACTCATTCAGAAACGAGTCTGTTGAAGTTAAATATAGAAAAATGATTCATGCACATCTCATTGATAACAAACGTACGTATGACGATGTTTTAGATGTTTACAAAGCTGAAGTGCGTGAACCCCGTTAATCCTCTTTCAATCCCAAACGTGAGAATGAGAACTCTGTAGAAACAAGATCATTCTTTCGCTTATCCACAATATACGCATAACATGCTTCTGCGGTCTTTGGTTCATTCGTCCTCCAAAAGTTTTCAAGATGTGTTTTTAGATCCTTTGCAGAAAGAGACCAAGGCTTTGACCACATATCAGGACGCTGGATTTTGATATACGAATTATCATCATTAATTTCAAGCTTGCTGATTGTAGCAAACTCAGGTGTCTTTAGAAGATCGGACATATCCATCTCAATAATCTTTCGATCCTCGCGGAGCTTCTGAGTTTCCTGATTGAGAGTCTTCAAACGGTTATCCAATGTACGATACTTTCTAACACAGTTAACGAGCTCAGCCTTAGTAGATGACATTCTTGCTTTGAGTATTAAAAGTAATAAAAGTTATCCGTTTTGAACAATGGATGAAAAGGAAGTTGAAGCACTAAGAGTTGCATACAATAAAGAACATCCGAATGAGAAACCTATTCCAAAAGGAAAAGATGTTTGGTCTCAAATTACCTTCAGATTAAAAGAAGCGTGCAAAGCTTCTACTCCAGAATGTATTGTTCGAAATTTAATTGATAAACCTGCTGCTCCTATGTCTTGGAAGGTGAACTCAGAAGAATGGTTATCTTCTGACGATATTGATCAGTGTCAGAAGGCATATATGAAACTCATTCCAGACTATTTGTATATGGGCACTGTTCCTATAGATTTTGATACACATTCTGAGACAGGAAAATGTTTAGTTTCAGCACTGTGCAGTATTGATCTGAGAGATGCATATAAGAAAGGATACAGAAGGGTTGGTATTGTTTTTAATACCGATGTTTCTACTGGTCCCGGAGAGCATTGGATTGCTGCATTCTGCGATTTTAGAGATGAACTTGAATATCCTCAGATGACATATTTCGATTCCTATGCGCAGAAACCTGAGAAAGAGATACAGCGTCTCATGAATAGATGGTCGAATCAAATACCAAGAATGAAGTTACGTTACAACAAAACTAGACACCAATACAAAAACGCTCAGTGCGGTATGTATTCGCTGTACTTCTTGCACTGCTCTCTGTTTGATATCCCTATGGAAGAAAAAGTACCCGATGATGTGATTGCGATGATGCGTCCTATGTTTTTCAAAGTGTCATAAGACAATGGAAACAAAAACAGTTGTCCTCTATCTTCTGTTAGCTTCAATCTTCTTTTTGGGAGTGTCTTTGAGTGTGTATTTCTATTTAAGATCCACAGGTCAAGCTCCTCCACCCGATTCAACGTTAACAAAGGATATTTCTGTATATTCTTCTGTTGTAAAACCCACGCCACTCACATGTCCAAATAGTAATCTTACTACCGACTATTATGTAGCAGGATCCGCATATTCAAATCTTCCAACAGACACTGTATACGCATACGTCACCGCAGATGCTATCTCAAAAGTTATTGAAGGAGGTGCTCGCATAGTAGAGTTTCATGTTTATGAAGTAAATAAATCACCTGTTGTTGGTATTGCTGATGAGAAGACGAAGAAAATGTTAACCTACAATACTTCTCCTTTTGAAGACTGTTGCCTCGCTGTAGGAAACTCTGCTTTCAAAGTAACATCGCCTTTCATTCTAAGTTTAGTATTCCACACAGAAGACAATCTTGTCATCAACAAATGCGCAGATATCATGAAGAACACTCTTAGAAAGTTTATGTTGGATTCAAGCTATAGTTATCAGCGCAAAAATATCGCACTTGAACCAATTTGTAATCTCCTCGGTAAACTTGTGATCGTCAGTGGTGAACATCACAAGGGTAACGGTATGGATGAATTGGTAAATCTTTCATGGTCTTCAAGTTTGTGCAGAAGGTTGACATATACTCAGGCTGCTCAAACATATGACCATGAAGAACTTATAACATATAATCGTAGAAACATTACTATTGTGGTACCTGATGTTGATACCACTTCTATGAAAAATCAGAATCCTGAGATATGTTTTTCATACGGTTGTCAGTGGGTTTTGATGAATTATGGAAGCCCTGATGATGCAATGGAAATATACACAGGAAGATTCGTTGATTCCTCATTCATTGTGAAGCCTGATGAATTGAGATACAAGCCAGTGAAATATAAAGCACCCGCGCCTCAGAATCCGAATGTATCATTCCAGCCAAAGAGAATGAAGTCGCCTCTGTTCGACTACACCATTGGTAGCGTATAAAAATCTTTCGGAAATACAAATGGCTAAATCTGCTTGGTTAAAACATGTTATGAGCGTCAAACATAAACATCCTGAAATGTCTCTGGGTGATGCTATGAAGGCTGCAAAGAAGACCTACAAGAAGGGAGGCGCTGAGGATATGGGCGGTGATGTTACAATGATGGCTGAGGCTCAGAATGGTGGTCAGCTCATGGGTAAGGGAACTGTCGCCGGAGGAAGAAGACGCAAGACTCGCAAGGCTGGTCGCAAGATGAAGGGTGGTCAGCTCTATACTCAGGCTGGAGGTCCTTACACTGGATCTGTCCTTTCTGATGGTGCTGCCCCTTTCAAGCCTTATGATCTTTCAAGTATGCAGTTCCCTGGTGCTAACCCTGCTGCTATGACTGGTGCTCGCAGAAAGAGGACTCGTCGTCATACTCGCAAACACCGTGCATAAAGATAACGTATGTCTCGATCACTATTCGTCTGATGTTGATCCCAATACATACAGTCTGATTCTACAATGGCTGCAGAAGAAGTTCTGACCATTGAATTTATCGCTGTCTCATTTTGAACCATTTGAAGAAATCCCCACTGATTGCTGAATGATGGAATATAACACGAATCAAAATAAATACCAAGATTCCTATCTTCAAAAGTACTCAAAAGAGTATTACTGCAGAGTGCGATGGTCTTCCAGTTTGGATGTTTTTCATCAAGAATAACAGGTCCAACATGCATACTCAAAACGCCATGAGGATGCAACACATTTCTACAAGCTTTTATAGTATCTTCGTATAGTTGAATATACTCTTGCGAATCTGGATCGGGAAAATCAATGAAAACAGCATCATAAATGTGTTCTGTATTTTTTACATACTGAAGGGCATCCATATAATGACACTGGACATTAGGATTGTTCAAAGCATTCTCATTTAACTCTGAAAGAACACCTTTACCGAATGTTTCAACAAACTGATAATCATAATCCACAAGATCGATGTATCCTATGTTTCTCCATTTCAGAACTTCACGAGCAGCACAGCCATCACCGCCTCCCAAAATAAGAACACGTACTGAAGGCTTATTTGCAATTTTTAGCATCACAGGATGGATAAGTGTTTCGTGGTATCTGTACTCATCTAGTGAAGAAAGTTGAACCTCATCATCCATCAACAAAACATTACCATGACAAGGTGTTTTAACAAATGTTATTTTAGCTTTATCTGTACGAAGATCATACATTACCTCATCTACTTTGAATTCCAAACGTTGACCGTATTGGAATTTTTCCATTGTTAGTATCACTTTCTAACGATGTAAATGACTCCCGCAGTCGGAGAAGGAATATTAGGTGTTCCCATTTTTCCGTTACATTCGAACCATCCTCTCGGAGGTACTTTTCCATTGAAAAGCATAATCATTCCTACAGGGAAAACACCATTCAAAATAGAAGTGCCATCAAGCAGTCTGTAGTCAGCAGCTTTGATACCATCTGTGATCTCTACTGTTTTTACATTCAATTTTTCAAAGGTTCCAGACTCAGAAGTGATCCTTTCTGTTTCAATATTTTTCAGTACAGCATCATCTACAGTAATCTTTTTAAGAGTAGCTGAAGA